CTAAGCCTGGAGCTACAACTGTGACATCATAATGATCATCAAGTTCAACTACCTTTGTGTTCGGATATCCTTCGTTTGCGAAGAAATCAGTAAACCCTAGTCTGGGGAAAGTTGTATCATTAAAAAAAGAATCTAACCAATTCCCTGTGACTCTCCTCCTTGGATTCCGATAAACAGTAAGTGTACTCATATTATTACCCTCCTTATATGAAATTTCTTACATACAATAATGTAATCACACAAAATTAGTTGTCAAGTATTTTTTATGGAGAAACCATCATAGACCAAAGGCTGGCCGTAGAAAGGCCAACCAGCGCCGTAATAATGATCCAAATAAGCTTCGCGGAACTCTTTTTCCATGCTTCTAACTCGCGGAGGCGAGCGTATAACCCTTCATCGGGATTGTATACAGCTTCTTTGATTTTAACGATATCGTCGGCCATTTCGTCCTGTTTGTCTTTAACAGAATTAATACCATGCATCATTTTCTCAATCTTCCCATTCAACTGTATCAATACAGAAGTGTCATCGGTGGTCAAAGGCATAAGAGTTCCTCCTCACCTCTAAGTAGTTTGCTGAGAGGGTTAAGTCTCAATGATTGCGTGATTAGATGTAATTAATGCACCGGCAACAGAGGCTGCGTTTTGGAGCGCACAGCGCGTAACTTTGACAGGATCAATAATTCCATCGGTCATTAAGTTAGTCAAAACATTGTTGGCAAAGTCCCAACCATATCCAAACTCCTCTTGCTCAATAGCGTTGATAACAAGGTCTGGTGAAGTGTCGGCATTCATTGCCATTTGTCGGACTGGTCCTTCAATTGCTCTACGAACAATCTCGACACCAAGCCTCTGATCTTCAGCCTCCACGTCCACGTCAAGGCCCCTGGCTGCCCATAGAAGAGCCGTGCCTCCACCGGGGACGATTCCTTCAAGTTGTGCTGACCTGACCGCTTCAAGGGCATCCTCGATGCGATGTTTCTTTTCAATCATCTCGATCTCAGTTGCGGCACCAACACGAATCACGGCAATGCCACTGGCAAGCTTTGTAATTCTTTCTTGAATCCTTTCACACTCATGGATAGAATCAGTTTGGTTTAACTCTTCTTTATATTTTTCTATTCTTTCCTCAATCTTTTCCCAGTCTCCTTTACCGCCAGCGATTGTAGTTTTGTTTTTGTAACTTTCAATCTTACTTGCAGAGCCAAGGTTTTCAAGTTTAACATCCTTTAATTTCATTCCTGAAACTCTGGAGACATAAGTCGAACCTGTTGACAGTGCGAGGTCGTGAAGCATAGCTCTGCGCTCTTCGCCATATCGTGGTGCCTTAATTGCTGCTACCTTCATAGTGCCCCTTGCTGCGTTCATAATAAGAGCAGCCAAAGCTTGGCCCTCTACATTTTCCGCAACAATAATAAAAGGTCTTCCTTCTCTGGCAACAATCTCAAGGATTGGTAGAATCTCTTCAACGTTCTCAATCTTGTGGTCTGTAATCAAAAGAAGAGGATCGTCATATACGACAGTGCCACGTCTTTCATCAGTTATAAAAGCCCCAGCAAGATAGCCGGAATCAAAAATAAAACCTTCAACCACATCGAGACTTGTCTCAACCGACCTTGCTTCTTCAATTGATATCGCACCATCTTTACCAGCTTGGTCAACAGCCATTGAAAGCAGCTTACCGATTGTTTCATCACCATTTGCTGAGATTGTCGCAATGTGTGCAATGTCCTCTTCACTTGAAATCGGACTAGCCAGTTCTTTCAGCTTCTCAATCATAGCAACAACTGCCTTATCTATCCCCCGCTTTAGTTCAATGGGGGACACACCAGCAGTTAAGTATCTTTGTGCTTGTTGTAAGATTGCCCTGGCAAGAACGGTCGATGTTGTTGTACCATCGCCTGCTTTGCTGTTAGTTTGTTCTGATGCTTGTTTAAGGATTTGTGCTCCAACATTTTGCATTGGATCATCTAACTCAACAAACTTTGCGACAGTTACACCGTCTTTTGTTGTGATTGGTCTTGCACCTTTTTGTTGTAGAATCACATTGCGACCTCTTGGTCCAAGAGTTGAAGCAACGTTATCAGCAAGAATATTAACCCCTTCTAAAATCTTTTTATGTAGTTCTGTTTGACTACAATACTCTTTAGACATTTACCCTCCTATTTTATGTCTTCTAGAATCTCTTTAAGTTCTAAACCAGCAGTGTCTTTCTTTCTTCTTGTTAAGTGATAGTGTCCTACCACTCCTTCAAACTTACCCTCTGCTGCTGTGTCGTCAACTGTAGACAACAAGTTTCCGTGCTCATCTAGTGGGCACTCAAGTTTAATATTATAATGTTTACATAAACCTTTGACAAGAGCTTTGTATGCTTCGATTTGAACGGGATAATATCCCAGGAATGGATCCAATGTTCTACCGTGCATCTTTACACCCTGCAACACGGGGCGCTCCCCAAAGCCCCTACGCTTATACCAATCTTGATATTTAGTGTAGTAAGCGTTTGTAAAGTCAATGCCAATACTTGTTTCGTTCACAGAGCGAATACCAGCGTGCCAACAGACATGCTTTGTGTCAACCATTTGATAAATGGTTCCATCATTGTCAATGACAAAGTGCGAGGAAATCTCTCGCTTCTTCAGGATCTTATAGCAGGAATCAGCAGATAAAGCAGCATCCCAATGCGTTACGATCATCGTTGAGGTTCTGTCCTCAACAACTGATTTGTAACAATTAAGTGGCAATCGTTTGCCGTTTTCGTGGAACAAATTGATGGTTTTGTCCCACCCAATTGTCACCGCTTCTCCATTACAAACAATGTAATCTGTATCCTGATTTGCCTCTCGTTGAGTTAGCGCCCTGGCGTATGTCATAGGTCCGCAAAGACCATCCGGCGTCAGGTCATGCTCCTTTTGAAAATCGGTTATCTTTTCTATTAGTTCTTCGTTGTGACGAACGGCTCCAAATAATTCTGGAGACCATCCAAGATTTTCTGCTGACCTTTTGTTGTAATCAATTTTTGCTTGTGTATTCATTCTTAACCACCATGTACTCATCCTTAATCACCACATATTGTTTCGTTGTTATTATACTGTTTTTTGTGCGTTTGTTAATGATATTCTAAAACTTTTAATACTTCTCTTATCTCAGGTATATTTCTCCTCCTGGCGTGATAGGTGTGAAACTTTTCAATCATAAACCTTCTGAATGGAAACATCCAGTAGTACCCTGGGCCTACAAAGTTTTTATCAACGATAGAATCAATGAACCTTCTACAATCCCAATCTCTTCCAAGATACAAAGCCCAAACTGCTAAGGTCATCCGATATCCTCTAAATTCCAACCAAGCTCTTGTAGGGCTGGGCACAGGAAGAAGAAACAGAAGACACAGATACCACAACGGACTGTTGCCAAAGGCTCCAAGTAGGGCAAAGGTTGCAAGATTTTGTGGGAATAGATAGAGAAAGTTGAAGAACAACCACATCTTCTTTCTATCTTTTAGATGAACATATTCGTGTGCCAAAGTTGCAATGGCGGCGACGTGATCTTTTTCACGCCAAGGCAACTCTGGCACATATACCTTGGGATATAAGGTTGTTACATATCCGGTTGCGAATGTCTTGTTGAAGAATAAAAGCTTGGATAGGAGCCTCATTAAGGGACTTTTTCGTTTATCTTCAATCCGAAAACCGGGGATGTGCTTTTCGATGTGTTGTTCGAGATTTTCTCTCCCAACTTTTGGGGTTGAGAAACTCATACATTCACTTCTGATTATTGTTTTTTGAGTCTTTGGATGATTCTCTCTGCAAGTTCATCAGCCACCTTCTCTTGTCGGCTTTCCTTTTGAAGTCTTGCAGTGACTCGCTCAGTGACCTCTCGTGTGAGGGCCTCTAAATCAAGCTCGGCCTCTTCCATCATTGGCATGTCAAGGGGCTCGTCATCTTCAGGCTCAGGGAGTCCAGGCTCATCCATATCAGCGGGCTCGGCAGGCTCTGCGTCTGCTTCTCCGTCTTCTACAGCAACACTTACGCCAAGGACATCCTCAATGACAGCAGCCATTCCTCGCGCCAAGTCAGCGGCAAGGTCAGCACCTTCAGCAGCGGGCTCATCCATCTCGGGCTCGGCTGGCTTATCATCTTCATCAGGAGCATCTTCGTGAGCGGCCTCATCCATGTGCTCGTCATCGTGCTTGGCCATATGATCGTCATCGTGTTTGGCAGGGTGTGCCATCTCATCCATAGGTTCGTCATCGTCGGCCTTACCACAGTGTGCCTCGTCAACGCTCTCCTCATCGAGTTCTTTTTCATCGTCACGTCCAGCGTGATACATTTCCTCGATGGTTTTCTCTTCAGCCACTTCCTCAGTGACCGGGGCTTCCTCAACCGCTAAATTGTCAACGAAATCATCGCTAAGGGCATCAATCTCAGCCAACTTCATAAAACGACGAATCGTACTCTCATTTAAAAGATTTTTCATTTTGTCTTTGCTCATCACAAGCCTCCTTATAATCCAAGCTTTCGTATAATAAATAGTGCATTAAATCATAAAATGCTTTTTTAAACAAAGTAATATTGATCGTCCATTACACAACTCTGGAATAGTTCTTTTATTTCCTCAAACTCTGGACGGGTTCGTAGTTTTTCTAAGGCTTCTGTTTCTATTTGTTTGACTCTGACAAAACTAATCCCAAGTCTATCAGCTACTTCTCTAAGACTTAAGGTGCCTTTGAAGCTCTTGTCCATCGAGATAAGGGAGCAGTTTTGATCTTCTGGATAGTTAACCCAGGAACGACACTCTCTGAAAGGACATTCAACGTCTAATTCTTTGCATTTTTTAGAGCATTCTTTCATAGTTCCGGGTGTTCCTCCTCTAGTAAGTCATAAATGCTATCTATCTCTCCTTCATTAAGGCCAAACTTTGATTTAACCTCCTTCTCTTTCTTGTTTGCTTTCTGTATCTTCTTTCGTTTGTTTTCGCTTCGCATCTGGTTGTCTGACATGTGCTTATCCAAAAAGGCCATAAAGCTTTCCTCCTTTTCCAAATAGGCAGTCACAACCGCTCTAAAAAACTCTGACTGCTTTATACCATCGTATTGCAACCTGATTCTTAGATCGGCGTGACGTTTATCAGAATCATAAAAAGAAATCTTCTTATACTCTTCTCCATATTTGATTGGTTCAAATTTATCCGCCATTATTGCCTCAAGATGTGAGTTGAACTCTCAACCTGTCCTGATGCTGTTTGTCTAATAAACTCAGCTTTGGCCTGGAGTTCAAAGATTGTTCTAGCACCCGAATAAGATAGACCACTGCGAATGCCATTTGCAAGATCATCTAGAATCGGTGCGACTGGACCTTTTGTATCTACTGTCGTGGACACACCTTCGTTTGAAGAGAAGGAGCCCCTCCAGTCTTTCTGTGCTTCTTTGGATGCCATCCCACGATAAACTTTATATTCTTTACCCTTCTTACTCTTAAACACTTCGCCTGGTGTTTCGTCTGTTCCTGCTAGAAGAGAACCTAGAATAACAAAGTCTGCCCCAGCAGCAAGTGCTTTGACAATATCGCCAGCAGTTGTAATACCACCATCAGCAATGATTGTTGTATCACACTCTGATTGTGAGCAATCTAACACGGATTGAAATGTGGGCATCCCGTGTCCAGTTTGGATACGAGTAGAACAAATAGAACCACCACCAATACCAACACGAACACTATCAGCCCCCCATTTTGAAAGGCGCTCATATGCCTCTCTTGTCGCGACATTGCCAGCCATTACATGAACCTCTTCACCATATGTGTTCTTAAGTCTTTCAATGGCTATTTGCATATGTAGGTGATCACCGTGAGCAACATCTAAACAGAAGATACGAATGCCAGCATTGTATAAAGCAGCAACACGGTCAACAAAGTCACCTGTAACTCCAACTGCTGCTGCTCTAATGTCTTCATAACTAATCATCTCAATCTGCTCTGCGATTGAACAGTAACGATGAACAATGCCCAAACCACCCGCTTTCTTCATAGCCAATGCCATTCCAGTCTCAGTGATTGTATCCATTGGGCTGGAAATGATTGGGAGCGTATATGACTTGTTTGCCAATCGACTTTCTAAATTTACTTCTGTTCTAGACTTGATGTTTGAATGTTGTGGCACCAACAACACATCATTGTATGATAAACATTCTTTCATTTTTTATCCTCATATTTTTTAATTAATCTGTCCAAATACCATTTGGCTTTTTTAAGATCCTCTAAGGAATTGTCTTTATATTTGTGACGAGCAACATACTTGACAATGTTTCCAGATGTAAAGTCCAGATCCCAACTGTCAATAAAGTCAATCACCTCAATTCCCTGATTGTAGTGCTCTGGGTGGTCAACCGTTTCCCTTACTTCTTCCACCTTTTTAGTAGGAGATGTAACGTATTCGCCACGGTTGTTCATACCTTGAACACCAAAATCGAAGCCCACGTAATTTTCGTCGCTAACCTTGCCCATCTTCTTCCTTTTCGGGCTCCTCGAAATGCCTAACTAGGTCATCGCTACCGCCGACAAGCATTGGGTGTGGCATTGGTTGCTCCTGCCAAGCGACTTCCTTGTGGACAACATATTGAACAATTGGAACAGTTGTCATTTTATTTTGTAGTTTGATCGCTTCCAGCAGTTCTGGGTTGTGGGTTAGATTACCAACCATAAATGGTTGCTTCTGTTCCCTCAATGTCCCAATTGCACGATCACAATAAGAACATCCATCCTTTGTATATACGATATAATAGTCTTTCATCATTTTGCCTCCATTGTTTTGATGATAGTATGTGGTTGTGATTCAAAGATCACAACTGCCGATGGGAAAGGAGCGCTATTGCTACTCCCACCAAACTTAAGCCTTCCTTTAACAAAATGTATTTCTTTTGCCTTCATACAATACTCATGCCAATATCTTGTATCAGTCCTAGACGGTATCAGGCAAACAACTCTCGTGTTTGGTTTTTGAGACTCTAGATATGCTTTTCTCATCCACATAGATATCTCTCGACCATAAGGTGGATTCATAAATACTGTCTCGCCTTCCCAATCCTTCATTAAGCCATCTTCTTCTTGTGTAAAGAAGTTTTCTGGCACCTTGGCTGTTTCTTCTGTCGCGCAGGGATCAAGCGTAAATGGACCTAAAGTTTGGTTCAACCTGTCAAAGAAGCTCTGTGGTGTCTCCCATTCGTTTGATTTTGAACTGAACATTGCTTCTTGTGTTTGCTTATTCATTGATCCTCCTTGGCTATTGATCCGTGCTGCCTAACGCCCCATCCCCTCTGTTACTGTTAGTGTACGCTCGCGAGTAAAGCTCGTCAAGCTCATACTCAACTGGTCGGGGGCAAACAACTGGAATGATAACGCCTTGTGCAATCCTTGTACCGGGCTCAACAGTTTGTGCCTCTGTTCCAATATTGTGAAGATTGA